AAGACGAATTATCTATTAACGGTGATTTATCTTATTTAAATTTAGACTGGAAACCAGTGCCTATTATACCTAAGTTTGTTGATATAGTTGTAAACGGTATATCAGAAAGAACGTATGATGTAAAAGCATATTCTCAAGACCCTATGGGTATAGAAAAAAGGTCTAAGTATATGAATGATATACTAGCTGATATGGCAGCTAAAGATTTTAATAAGCAAGTTGAAAACAACTTTGGTATTAGTGTTCAAAGAACAGCTATTCAAGAATTACCAGAGACTACAGAAGAGCTAGAACTGCACATGCAGTTATCATATAAACAAGGTATAGAAGTTGCAGAAGAACAAGCTATAAATGTTTTATTAGAAGGTAATAATTACGAATTAATTAAAAAACGTTTTTATTATGATTTAACAGTTTTAGGTATAGGTGCTGTAAAAACTTGTTACAATGAAGCTGAAGGAATTACTGTTGAATATGTAAACCCAGCAAATTTAGTATATTCATATACTGAGTCTCCATACTTTGAAGATATATATTACGTTGGTGAAGTTAAAACAATACCTGTAAACGAGTTAATAAAAGAGTTTCCTGGTTTAACTAAAGAAGAAATAGAAGATATTGTAAAAACTAGATCTTATCAAAACACGGCGTACAGTAGTGGTTTTGGTTCTGGTGCAGAATATGATCCTAATAAAGTTCAAGTTTTATATTTTAATTTTAAAACTTATAATCACGAAGTTTACAAAGTAAAACAAACAGGTACTGGAGGTGCAAAAGCTATATTAAAAGACGATCAATTTAACCCACCAGAAACTAAAGAAGGTGATTTTGAAAAACTTTCAACAGCAATAGAAGTTCTATACGAAGGAGCTATGGTTTTAGGAACTTCTAAACTATTGTATTGGGGCTTAGCAGAGAACATGCTTAGACCTAAAAGTAATTATACTAAAGTAAAAACTAACTATAGCATTGTAGCTCCAAGAATGTATTTAGGTAACATAGAAAGCTTAGTTAGTAGAATAACTGGGTTTGCTGACATGATACAGCTTACACATTTAAAGTTACAACAAGTTATGTCTAGATTAGTACCAGATGGTATATATTTAGACGCTGATGGTCTTGCTGAAATAGATTTAGGTAATGGTACTAATTACAACCCACAAGAAGCGTTAAACATGTTCTTCCAAACTGGTAGTATAATTGGTAGATCTATGACTTCTGATGGTGACATGAACCCAGGTAGAGTACCTATACAGGAAATAGCTAGTGGTAATGGTGGTGCTAAAATGCAAAGTTTAATACAAACATACAACTATTACTTGCAAATGATTAGAGATGTAACCGGTCTTAATGAAGCAAGAGATGGTAGTATGCCAGATAAAAACGCTTTAGTTGGTGTTCAAAAGCTAGCTGCAGCAAATAGTAATACAGCTACAAGGCATATACTACAGTCTGGGTTATTTTTAACTGCAGAAGTTGCTGAAGCATTATCATTAAGAATATCTGATGTATTACAATATTCACCAACAAAAGAAGCTTTTATAGAAGCTATTGGAGCTCATAATGTTGGTATTTTAAAAGAGTTAAGTGAGTTACACCTGTATGACTTTGGTATATTTATAGAGTTAACTCCTGATGAAGAGGAAAAAGCAATGCTTGAAAACAATATACAAATGGCGTTGCAACAACAAAGTATAGAGCTTGAAGATGCTATTGATCTTAGAGAAATTAAAAACGTAAAGCTAGCTAATCAGTTGTTAAAAATACGTAGAAAGAAAAAACAAGAAAAAGATCAGCAAGTACAAGAGAAAAACATGCAGTTGCAGTCACAGAATAATCAACAGGCCGCTCAAGCTGCTGCGCAAGCTGAAATACAAAAAAATCAAGCTTCTATGCAAATGGAAGCTCAACTAGAGCAAACGAAGTCTCAGTTAAAAATGGTAGAGCAAGAAGCTGAAAACAAATACAAAAAAGAATTATTAGAACTAGAGTTTCAAATGAAAATGCAGCTAAAACAAATGGAGAGCAGTGCATTGTCAAATAAAGAAACAATGAAAGAAGATCGTAAAGATCAAAGAACAAAAATCCAAGCTACACAACAAAGTCAAATGATAGAGCAAAGAAATAACGATTCAGGTGCTAAAAACTTTGAGCAAACAAGTGATGATAGTATTAGTGGGGATTTTAATTTAGGACAATTTGATCCTAACTAATTATTTATTAATTTTATAATATTATATTATGGTAGAAAAAGAAAATGTAACTCAACCAGTTGCACAAGAAACTGGTAAGTTAAAAATAAAACCAAAAGTAAAAAATTTTAATCAACAAGAAGAAATAATAAAAGTTGATTTAACAAAACCAAAAACCGAAGAAAATGAAGTTAAAGAAGATAACCCTGTCGACGAGGGAGTGGCTACAAAGCCTGATAGTACCGAGTCCACAGAAGAACAAAAAGAAGTACAACCGGAAGAACAAACACAAGAACAAACCCCAGTACTAGAGGAGATTGTAGAAGAAGAAAAGCCAGAGGCAACTGAAGAAAAAATTGTTGAAGAAGTAGTTGAAGCTAAAAAAGAACAACAAGAAACTGGCAAGTCAATACCTGAAAGTTTACAGAAAGTTGTAAATTTTATGGAAGAAACCGGTGGTAATATAGAAGATTATGTAAGACTCAATCAGGATTATTCTAGTTTAGATGAAAATAATTTATTGAGAGAATATTACAAACAAAAAAAGTCTCATTTAACTTCTGAAGAAATAAATTTCTTAATTGAAGATGAATTTAGTATATCTGAAGATGATTCAGAAAGAGAGAAAAGAAAAAAGAAAATAGCGTTAAAAGAGCAAGTTGCCGACGCTAAAGCCTACTTAGACGGGCTAAAGTCTAAATACTATGAAGAAATTAAAGCTGGAAGCAGGCTAACACCTGAACAACAAAAAGCTATTGATTTTTTTAATAGATACAACAAGGAGTCGGAGGAAAGTAATAAAATAGCATCACAACAGAAAGATACTTTTTTACAAAAAACTAACAATGTTTTTAACGATGAGTTCAAAGGTTTTGAATATAGCGTCGGTGACAAAAAGTATAGATTTAACATTAAAAATGGTGATGAAATAAAGCAAACTCAAAGTGACATAAATAACTTTGTTAAGAAGTTTCTTGACAAAAATGGTGTTATGAGTGACGCAAAAGGTTATCATAAATCTTTATTTACAGCTATGAACGCAGATGCTATAGCTAATCACTTTTACGAGCAAGGCAAAGCAGATGCTACTAAAAGTAGTATTGAAAATGCTAAGAATATTAACATGAAACCTAGACAAACTTTTACTAATGAGTCTACTGGTTTTAAATATAGAGTAATTGGCGACAACTCTTCTGATTTTAAGTTAAAGTTAAAACGAAAACAATAATTTAAAACAATAAAAAATGGCACAAGAATTTCAAGCCGGTAGTAATTTAAATGCTATCGCTGGTCCTGTTCAACAGACATTGGCTAATAACTATTTAGACTTTTCAACTGGATGGGCACAACAATATCTACCTGAGCTTTACGAAGCTGAAGTAGAAAGATATGGTAACAGAACGTTATCAGGATTTTTATCAATGGTAGGAGCTGAAGAGGCTATGACTTCTGATCAAGTACGTTGGTCTGAGCAAGGTAGACTTCACTTATCAGCTACTACTGCTGCAACTGCAGATATAGCTAATGACAACTTAACATTTTCATCAGTTGCTGACGCGCAAATGTTTAGAGTAAATGATACTATATTACTATACTGTACTGCTGATAGTACAACAGCTGCAAACCAAGGAACTACAATTAAAGTTTTATGTACTGCAGTAGACCATGATAATAGTAAGATTAAAGTAATACCTTACACTCAAGCAACTTTAGATGCTTCAGGTGGTGGTGCAACTACTTATACTGCAAACTCTATATTTAGAGCAATGGTTTACGGTTCTGAATTTAAGAAAGGTTCTACTTTAGGAACTACTAGAGAAACTTTAACTCCATCATTTACTTCTTTTTCTAATAAACCAATTATATTAAGAGATAGATTCCAAGTAAATGGATCTGATGTTTCTCAAATTGGTTGGGTAGAAGTTTCTGGTGAAGAAGGACAATCAGGTTACTTATGGTACTTAAAAGCTGAAGGTGATACTAGAGCAAGATTCAACGACTACATGGAAATGTCTATGTTAGAAGCTGTAAGAGCTACTGGTACTCAGTTAGACACTGTATTAGGAACTGGTGGTTCTGGTGAAGCTGAAGCTGGTACTCAAGGTTTATTTGCTGCTATCGAAGATAGAGGTCACGTTTCTCTTGATACTTTCAATACTGCTAACAATGCAAATGATAATGCTACTGATATGACTGTAGTTGATTCAATTATTGCTAAGTTAGATTTTGAAGGAGCTATTGAAGAAAACATGCTTTACTTAGACAGAACTGAAACTTTAGCTATTGACAACATGCTATCATTTGTTGGTGCTGGTGTTGGTGCTGCTAACGTTGGTTATGGTTTATTTGATAACTCAGCTGATATGGCTTTAAATTTAGGTTTCTCTGGTTTCAGAAGAGGTTCTTATGACTTCTATAAAACTGACTGGAAATATCTAAATGATAAAATGGCTTATGGATCAATGACTGGTAGTTTAGCTGGTGAGTCTAAAATCTCTGGAATTTTAGTACCTGCAGGTGTAACTACTGTTTATGATGAGACTATGGGTAAAAATATGAAGAGACCTTTCTTACATATTCGTTACAGAGCTTCAAACACTGATAATAGACGATTAAAAACTTGGGTTACTGGTTCAGTTGGTGGAAACATCACTTCTGATCTTGACGCAATGGAAGTTAATTATCTATCTGAAAGATGTTTAATCTCTCAAGCTACAAACAACTTTATGTTATTGAAGAGATAACATAGTTAATTAAGGATCGAGGCTTCGGCCTCGACCCTTTCTTTTTATTAATTTTATTATATATTATATTATGGCAAAAAAACAAGAAAAGGTAGAGGTACCTGTTGTTGAAACACCAGTTGTCGCAACATCAAAACCTAAAAAAAATGATTGGGAAATAAGAGACAGAACCTATATATTGACAAAAAATCAATCACCAATAACTTTAACTTTAAAAAGTAGAGGATTATATTGGTTTGATGAAGAAGCAGGTTATCAAAGAGAAGTAAAATATTGTAAAAATCAAAAAACAGTATTTGTTGATGAAATGGTAGGCCCACAGCAATTATCGCATATTATTTTTGTTGATGGCGTTTTAACTGTTCCTAAAAAAGATGTTATGTTGCAAAAATTACTTTCTTTATATCACCCAATGAAAGATAAAGTTTATTACGAGTTTAACCCTGTGACAGAAGCTAGAGATGAAGTTGAAGATATAGAGTTAGAAATAGAAGCTCTTAATGTTGCACAGAATTTAGATATTGATTTAGCTGAAGCAGTTATGCGTGTAGAATTAGGTTCTAAAGTGTCAGAGATGAGTTCTAAGGAACTTAAAAGAGATTTACTACTGTATGCTAAAAGAAACCCACAATTGCTTTTAGATTTAGTAAATGATGACAACATACAGCTTAGAAATGTAGGTATTAAAGCTACTGAAATGGGATTAATATCTTTATCACCAGATCAAAGAACATTTGTTTGGAACTCTAACAATAGAAAACTTATGAATGTTCCATTTGACGAACATCCGTACTCAGCGTTAGCTGCTTGGTTTAAAACCGATGAAGGTATGGAAATATATTCAAATATAGAAAAAAGATTAAAATAATCTAACTGTAGGAGCGATCGCCCTACGGGGCGATTGCATACTACAAATTAAAAAACAAATATGGCTATAAGTATAAACACAGTATATCAGAGAGTATTGGCAATTGCTAATAAAGAACAAAGAGGTTATATAACTCCGCAAGAATTTAACTTATTAGCTAATCAAGCTCAAATGGATATATTTGAGCAATATTTTTATGATATAAATCAATTTGAAAGATTAAACGATAATGACACAGAGTATTCTAATATGATTAGTTTACTTGAAGAAAAAATAAGTCCTTTTGAAAAGTATAGAGTAGCAATGTCAGCCGTTAACGGTAATACTTTAACTTTACCAACAGATCTTTATAGATTAGGCTTAGTTTTTTATGCACCTACAGGCGCTTATGACGTAGAAGTAGAGCATATAAACAAAAAAGAATTAGTGTATATGGAGAGATCACCTTTAGCTGCTCCATCATCAACACACCCTGTATACGTTCGTAAAACAGATACTACAATTAAAGTTTTTCCGTCTTCTCCAACATCAGCATACACTGTTAACAATGTTACGTGTAATTATGTTGCTAAACCAGCTGAAATTTCTTGGGGCTACACAGACGTAAGTGGAACTGCATTATACAACTCAGGAACAACTACAGATCCAGAGCTTCACGAGTCTGAAGAAACTACTTTAGTTATAAAAATATTAGCTCTTGCCGGTATAACGCTACAAGATCCTAGTATGTATCAAATAGCTACAGCTGAAGACAACAAAAAAACACAACAAGAAAAATCATAAAATATGGGTTTATTTCAAGGTACACAAGAACAATATCACGGCTTTAATAGCTTTACAGCAACAACAAACCAAACTGACTTTACGTTAGATTATCCAACGCTTCCTACTAGTACTAGCGAGTTTAATGTTTATTTAACTGGTACACACGGTGGCGTAACCTCTACTACTAGAGCCTTGCTCTCAACTTTTGGTGGCGCTACAATATCAAGTTATAATTCAACTACTGGTGTTTTAGTTTTACCAGCTATGGCAAGTGGCACTGTTGTTGAAGTTATAATAACAAATCCAAATTTAGGTAATTATCAATATATATCTTTAGATGATATTACTAATAATTTTATGGTGTCGTATACTGGAGATGATAAACTTATAAATAGAGTTAGAAGAACAGATGTCGTGTTTCATGCTAAAAGAGCTTTCCAAGAGCTTAGTTATGACACTTTAAAATCTACAAAAGCACATGAGGTTGAAATAGACTCTACTTTGCAAATGGATTTACCACCTGATTACGTTAATGCTGTAGCTGTTAATTGGGTAGATGATGCTGGTATATACAGACCTTTAATAGCTAGTAGACACACCGGCAATCCAACAGCATTATCACAAGATGGTACGTATGAATATATATTTAATGACTCTGGAGAATATCTAACAAGTTCTGAGTCTACAACTTTAACAAGAAGAAAAAATCAGTCAGTTACTGTTTCTGATGATGTTAGCTATGATACTGATGTTTATGATTTAAATGAAGGAAGACGTTTTGGTATAAATCCTGAGATGGCTAATGTAAACGGTTATTATTTTATAGATGAAAATAAAGGTAAAATAAATTTTTCTTCAAATATAAATACTAAAATAGTAGTGCTACAATACGTAAGCGATGGCTTAGGTACAGATGCAGAAATGAAAGTTCATAAATTTGCTGAAGAAGCTGTTTACAAGTATATAGCACACGCTGTGCTAGCTTCAAAAGCAAATACACCTGAATATATTGTTCAAAGATTTAAAAAAGAAAGAAGAGCTGCTATAAGAACAGCTAAATTAAGATTATCTAACTTAAAACCTAGAGAGTTAGAGCAAGCGATGAGAGGAAAATCAAAACATTTAAAACACTAGTAAATGCCAGAAATTAAAAATAATTTCACTGGAGCTAAAATGAATCAAGACCTTGATGAAAGATTAGTTCCAAAAGGTGAATATAGAGAAGCTAATAATATAGATGTTAGTTCATCAGAAGAAGACAATGTTGGTGCTGTACAAAATGCTCATGGTAATATTGTGAAGTCAGCAACAGCAATTGCTGGCGCTACTTGTATAGGTTCATACGTAAACAAACAAGATAATACTATAATATGGTTTATAAAAGGTGATACTGTAGATGCTATTGCTAAATATAACCCAGAAACAGATGAAGTAACTCCTTTATTAGTTGATAAAACAGAAGTTGGTGTTGATAGATTTTTAAAATTTAATACTAATTATTTAATAACAGGTATAAATGTTATTGATGATTTATTATTTTGGACTGACAATTTAAACGAGCCTAGAAAGCTAAATATAAATAGACATTACTCTCCAGACTTTAACACAACAACACTTTTTAAAGATGGTATTAATTTACAGGCAACTAAAAAATTCACGGAGCACGATATAACAGTTATCAAAAAATATCCTTTAGACGCTCCTACAATGACGCTTTCAAGAAATTTAAGAGAAGGCAACGCTCAAGGTAAAGCTCACACTCAAAAAAATACACATAGAGTATCTCCTACACAAAGATCTGGCTTTAGTATAACAAACAAGCATAATATATTTGCTAGAGGTAATGGTACATACTCTTCTCAAAAGAACTTAACAGAACACAATTATTTAGAACGAAACATATCTATAACTGTAGCTGAAAAAGCTAGTGATGTAATATGTTTTGACCCTACTGAGTCAGCTATTGTTGATAAGCAAAGCACTTATATGAAGTGGCAAGCAGTTAGAAAAGGCATGAGAGTTAGAATATCTACTCATGCAACTAACTGGGCTGAACCAACAGAGTCTTTTACAATAAAAGACGTTGATTATTTAAACCATAGAATAACTTTAAATGGACATGTAAGGTCTACGGGTTTAATAACTGCAAATAGAAAAGTAAGAATAAACGATTGGTCTGAACCGTATAACAATGAAAACTTTTGGCAGTATAAAGATGCTACAAATCAAGTTTTAAACAAACCAAATGGCGCAAGCAGTGAAGTATTTACTGGGACAGATGGTAATATACTACTAGATGGTGGTTTATTAAATGATGGAACAGGTACTGATATTGTTTTAACCGTTAGTTCTGACTCTGATGCAAGTTGGACTAAAGGAGCCGCAGGTACTTACACGTCTACAAACAGCACTGGATCAACTGTTTATTTAGAAGGTATAACACCTAGTTCTGGTGGTTTAATAAATGGCCATATATACAAAATAAATGTTAGTATAAATAGAACTGGAGGTTCTGGTGACATAGGGTTTTCTTATGACGATGCTAGTTCTGCTGCTACAGGTATTGGTTATGAAGTTGTGCAAAATACTAGTGGTACAAAAAACTTTGACTATACTTTTAAATCAACTGGTAAACAGTTAAAAATATTTGCAGAGGCAAACACTACAGGTGTAATAACTATAAATAGTATATCTTGTATATCAGGGCCTAGACCTGTTGTTATAGAGCCTATTAATTTTTATGGCGATGTGGCTTATGAAAAAGGAGATATAGTCGAGTTAACAACAAATATAGGTTCTTACGACGAGGATTTTGATTCTCAAGTAAAAGTAAGAGTAAAACTTTTAGAAGAAATAAAAGAGTTTTCAAATATATCAAAAATACCTACAACTCACGCCAAAGGTATTGGTGATGGTGTAACAGGTAATAACAAAGTGCAAAACGGTGATTTTAGTTCTACAACTGGTTGGAGCTCTTTTGGCGGTAGTACAGCTGCTTCTGAGGGTGATGCAATAACAACTAGTGCTACTGACGCTGCTTTTTATGTTACTGGCGGTGCTTTAACAAGTCCTAACACAGAGTGGGGTTATGCTGAAAACACTTTAAGTGAAGCTTTAGTTGCCGATGATGTTTACAAAATGACTTATACTGTTACTACAGCTACTACTGGAGATAGTACAGATAAAGGTGTTTTAGCTTTGTTGTTAGGTACTTTTAGTGATGGACAAAACCATTGTCCAGATGAAATATTTTTAGACACGTACACAACTGGTTCAAAGACTGTTTATTGGAAACAAAGAGCTGTTGCTGATGGTGCTATAAGTCTTACTAAAATAAAACTTTATAACGACACTAGATGGAACGGTGTTATAGATGATATAGTAATTAAAAAAGCTACTAATACTGAATACAAAACAGGTGGTCAAGTTGGGTCTGCTTCTACTGGTGGTAGAAAAACATTTAATATACAGTTAATAAACAACGATAAAAATATATCTTTTATAACAGGTAATTCAAACGTTACTTGGACTTCATTAAGAGAACAACCAGATCCTATATATGAACTTGAAATGCCAAGGTTTTGTTATAGATGGAAGTATTTAGATAATGAGTATTCCTCTTTTTCACCGTTTACAGAAATTGCTTTTTTACCTGAAGACTTTTTTGGCTATGAGTACGATGCTGAAACTGGGTACAACAAGGCAATGTTTAATGATTTAAGAAAAATACAAATTAGTGGTTTTAGAAACAAGCCTAAAGATGTTATTGAACTAGAACTTTTAATAAAAAATTCTAACTCTACAAATATATACATTGTTAAAAAATTTAAAAAAGGAGATTTAGACCATCTTTACAACGGCGGTAATATAACTATAACAAAAGAAGAAATAAAGTCTTTAGTTCCTTCAAATCAACTATTAAGATCATATGACAATGTGCCTAGAAAAGCAAAGTCTCAAGAAATAACTGCTAATAGGCTTATGTACGGTAACTATGTTCAACAGTACAATGTTCCAGATACTCCTTTAAAATTTAACGTTAGTTTAAAAACACAAGACGTACTTGATAACAAGCCTAAAAAATCTATAAAATCTATAAGAGATTATGAGATTGGCGTTTCTTATTTAGATCAATATGGTAGACAAACTCCTGTTTTTTCTGATGAAACTGGTGTTTTAAAATTAACACAAGAACAAGCTGCTTCTTCAAATTCATTTGCCGTTGAAATTGATTCAAGGGCTCCAGACTGGGCTACACATTACAAATATTACGTTAAAGACTCTGCTTCTGAGTTTTATAATATTGCTATGGATAGATTTTACAATGCAGAAGAAGAAGAAAATGTTTGGATCTCTTTTCCATCTTCTGATACAAATAAAATTTCAGAAGGTGATTACATAGTTCTTAAAAAAGCCCATGGCAAAAATATACCAGCAATAACAAACTTTACTTCAACTTTAAAATATAAAGTTTTAGACAAGCAGTCTAATGCGCCTGATTATATAAAATATAAAAAAGAGTCTATAGGTGTTAGTAATGATAATATTACTTTTTCTTACGGTCCTGCTATAGCAGACAGTGATAATACTACAGAGTTAAAAAATCAAAAATTTGTTAAACAAGGTAGCAACTATCCTTCGGTAGGTTTTAATAAATTTTCTATATCTGCAAAAGAACTTTCAAATGATACAGATTTGTTAGATTTATTTGAAACTTCTTGCGAAAAAAGCGGTGTCTTTTATGATTTTGAAGATAAATATGTTAAATTTAAATCTTTGCAAGATGGTACTTGCTCAAACTATTACGAGCTTACAAAAATATATAAAAAATTATTTTTAAATAAGTTAGCGGCTGGTACTAATGTTTCTGGAGATGAAGGTTTTGTTAGAACTACAGTAGGTACCTTAACAACAAGCACAACAGTTAACGTTGCCTCTAGCACAAACATTACTGTTGGTATGGCTGTTGTAACGGGTGATCCTCAAACTAGCAACACTGCTTATGGTTTAAAAGTAACTGTAAAATCAATAACAAATTCAACCAGCGTAGTTTTAAGCGAAAAATTACCTAAGCTACAAGAAGGTCAAGATATATTTTTTAAAGATCTTTATGAGGCTTATATATTTGAAACAAAACAAACTTTTGGTAATGATATTAGTTTTTTAGGTGAGTCGCCAGTAAGTGCTATTAGAAGGTTAACGGATAATAATGCCTTTACAGAAAACTCTACAGTAATAACAAACCCACAAGATTTAAAGTTTGTGTGTGAGTTTTTTAAACAAACACAAGATGGTTATGGCGATGAGTTTAAAGGTAAGTTTTTTATAAAAATAAAAAGAGATGATGTATTAAATGCAAACATAGCTGAAACTTCTTCGGTAACTAATACTTGGAAAAGTAAAACATCTTCTTCGGCTACTTGGGCTCATAGTTGGTTAAACGATAATGCTTCTGGCAATCATGCAAATGTAATATCTTATAGTGATGAAACTGATGCAGATCATCATGGTGCGGGTATTATATTAGAAGATTTATTAGGCATAAGTTTTCCTCAAACACCACAGGCTAGTAACGATAAGTTTAATACTCATGGACTAACCTTTATGATTAATGGTAATTTAAAAGTTACTAATTTCGCAAGTGACGGCGTTAGAATAAAAGGTACTACAGAAGGTTTTAAAAACGGAACTTTAAATACTTACAATAAAGAAAATTACTGGATAACAGGTTATAATGGTGCTAATACAGACGGCACAAGTTATAATCCATCAATGTGTATTGATAGTTCTTTAAGTTGGACCAGCGTTACTTATGACATACCTGGGGTTGAGGGCTCGCACAAAGCTGGAGAGCAAGAGTATACAGCTCCAAGAAGAGGTCAAGGTTTTGTTGTTGGTAACACAATATGTTCTTTTAAGTTTTTTGGAATACCATCTTTTGACAACACTATTTCTACTTTAGGTGATAAGTATGGTATGTATAATTATCTTACAAAAAGAGGTACTCAGTTTAGAATAATTGATGATCCTACAAACACTGTTTACACTATAGTAAACGTTAGATACAAAGGTGGTGTTTATAATAATCATGTAGGACCTGTAGGTTATTACGCGGCTGATCAAACTTTTGGTAGATTTACGGATGGATTTGGATCTGGATCTTTAACACCAGGTACTGATAGCGTAAAATGGAGTAATAAATCAGTTTTTAGTAGTGGTTCACTTGAAGACGGTGCAACATTTGACTCAGTAATTACTGGCACTAATTCTTATTACAATCAAGCTTTAGTAGTAGACATTCAACTTAACAAAGCTATTAAGTGGAGTCCTTGTGATGCTTCAACTACTTTTGCTAGCGGTAGAGCTGCTATAACACCAATGGCATTAACGTGTGCTAACGCTACTTTTGGAACTGATACTGGTAGTATATCTGATGCTGATACTAAAGCCAATACAGTAAATCATGACGAAAACAAGTGTATAATATCTATATGTGGTCTTGACACTGGTGACGAAACTTTTACTACTGATAATCCTGCTGTGTTTGAAGTTTTACCAAAAGAAAAAGCAGACTTAAACTTGTTTTACGAAACACCTACTACAGGTATAATTTTAAGAGATGGCATGTTTATTAGACTTGCTGACACAAGTATTACTGATAGTCCTTTTAAAAGTACAGCAACTATATCAGTATCTACAACAAATAACACTTCATACAATAAATTTCAAGTTGATCCACAACATATGAATAGACTTGCAGCTGCTGGGACTGAAGTTGAAATAGGTATAAAAGACGCTAATGATGACGTAGTATACAGT